TCTAATATGTCTGCTGGTTCTGCTTCAATTACGTTGCGTAATTTGAGCGCAACTTCATATTCTGAAGCGATTGTAATTAACTTCTGCATCATTCACGGCGCAAGCTAACAGGCGGGGCTTCGGCCCCTCCTCTTGAGGTTTACGATGGCAACATATTCCGCTGGCGATCAGATCAACCGCGCCCTGCGTCTGTTGGGTGTCCTAGCAGAAGGTGAAACCACCTCGGCGTCAGTGTCGCAAGACTCGCTGATGGCTATGAACCAGATGATTGACAGTTGGAACACTGAAAAGTTGTCCACTTTCAACACACAAGATCAAACGTATCTTTGGACGCCGGGTCTAATCACACAGACGCTTGGTCCGTCTGGTGACTTTGTGGGCAATCGCCCAATCCTGCTGGATGATTCAACGTACTTCCGCGACCCGACAACTAATGTCAGCTACGGCATTAAATTCATCAACCAGCAGCAGTACGACGGTATCGCGGTCAAAACCGTGACCTCCACTTATCCACAGGTTATGTGGATAAACATGGAGTACCCCAACATTACGATGACAATCTACCCAAAACCTACAAGGGTTTTGGAGTGGCACTTCATCAGTGTTGATGAGTTGACGCAACCGGCAACGCTATCAACCACGTTGGCATTTCCCCCAGGTTACCTGCGAGCGTTCACTTACAACTTGGCAATGGAAATCGCGCCGGAGTTTGGCGTAGAACCATCTCCGCAGGTTCAACGTATTGCTATGACTAGCAAACGCAACCTCAAGCGCATCAACAACCCTGACGATTTGATGTCGATGCCGTATGCAATAGTTGCTACTCGACAGCGTTTCAACGTATACGCAGGAAATTACTAATATGGCTACCATTACGATTACCGGATTGCCCGTTGCGACGGTCATGAACGCCGCTGATGTGCTGCCGATTGTTCAGAGCGACGTAACAAAACAACTCACTAAGACTTTGTTGTTTACGTCACCAACAATGGTGACACCCGCACTTGGTATTGTTGCAAGCGGAAACATTAGTTCTTGTACCAGTACAAACATGGTATTGACCACTCCGGCTATTGGTGCGGCAACTGGAACTAGCCTGACCGCCACTGGGACAATTGTTTCAACAGGGACCGCTGGCGTTGGGTACACCACAGGTGCAGGTGGCTCTATTACTCAGCTAACTAGTCGCACAACAAGCGTCACGCTCAACAAAACCACTGGCGCTATCACCATGTTTAGCGCGGCGGGTTCAACTACCGCTGCTACGTTTACGGTAACAAACAGCACCGTAGCGGCAACTGATGTCATTATCCTAAACCAGAAATCTGGCACTAACTTGTATGATTTGTTGGTGACTGCGGTAGCGGCGGGTAGTTTTAACATCACGTTTAGGTCAACTAGCGGCACAGCTACAGACGCGCCTGTGATTAACTTTGCGGTCATCAAAGCAGTTGCCGCCTAATGAAAAGTCCTATTCTTGGTTCGGCCTACGTTGCTCGCAGCGTTAACGCTGCCGACAACAGAATGGTCAATTTGTTTCCGGAAATTGTGCCGGAAGCAGGTAAAGAACCCGCGTTCCTAAATAGAGCTCCAGGACTCAAACTGTTGGCAACAATCGGCAGTGGGCCGATCCGTGGCGTATGGGCGTTCTCGCCTCAAGACGGCACCGCGTTTGTAGTGTCTGGTACAGAGTTGTACAAGATTAACAACTCCTACACCGCAACGCTTTTGGGGACTGTAGTTGGATCTGGCCCAGTCAGCATGGCTGACAACGGTACGCAATTGTTCATTGCGGCTAACGGCCCCAGTTACATCTACAACAACACGACTGGCGCGTTTGGGGCAATCACCGATACTGACTTCCCCGGCGCTGGAACCGTCTGTTATCTGGACGGTTACTTTGTGTTCAACGAGCCAAACAGCCAGAAGTTGTGGGTGACTGCGCTGCTAGACGGTACTTCTATTGACCCGCTGGAATTTGCCAGCACAGAAGGCTCGCCAGATGGTTTGGTTGCAGTAGCCGCAAACTTCCGCGAAGTGTGGGCGTTTGGTACTAACTCCATTGAAGTCTGGTATGACTCTGGCGCTACGGACTTTCCGCTGCAACGCATCCAAGGCGCGTTTAATGAGTTAGGTTGCGCGGCACCATATTCTGTTGCCAAGATGGATAACGGGATGTTCTGGCTTGGGCGTGACCGGCGCGGTCAAGGCATGGTCTACCGCGCTAATGGCTACACCGGCCAGCGGATTTCAACTCATGCGGTTGAATGGCAAATCCAACAGTACGGCGACATCTCGGACGCGATTGCCTACACTTACCAGCAGGGCGGTCATTCGTTTTATGTGCTGACGTTCCCCACGGGCAACGCCACTTGGGTTTATGACGCTTCCACGGAAGCATGGCACGAACGTGCTGGCTGGGTAAACGGCGCGTTTACGCGGCACCGCAGCAATTGTCAAATGGCGTTTAACAACAAAATTGTTGTTGGCGATTTTGAAAACGGCAATTTGTACGCTTTTGATTTAGATGTGTACGCCGATAACAACAGCATCCAGAAATGGTTGCGCTCTTGGCGGGCGCTGCCTACTGGACAAAACAACCTAAAGCGCACAGCGCACCATAGCCTACAACTTGATTGCGAGTCTGGTGTTGGTTTGAATGGACTTGCCCCTAACGAAGACATTTATCTTCAAACGCAAGATTTTTATGATTTGGCTACCAACGATGGTGATTCTTTAATCACCAATCAAAAAGAAACCGGCACGCAAGGTGTTGACCCGCAGATTATGCTGCGCTGGTCGGATGACGCGGGCCACACTTGGTCTAACGAACACTGGTCGCCAGTTGGCAAAATCGGCGTCTATCAGCATCGGGTGTTCTGGCGGCGACTGGGGATGACCTTGAAATTGCGTGATCGAGTCTACGAGATTTCAGGCACCGATCCGGTGAAGACGGTCATCATGGGCGCAGAGTTGATTTTGAGCGGCACAAATGCCTAACCCAAATGCAACCCCAACGCCGATCACGCCGCCGCGAGTACCGCTAATTGACCCGCGCACGGGGTACATTGATCGCGCTTGGTATTTGTTTTTTCTGTCGTTAAACAATGCAGCCGTTCAAGTCTACGACAACCCAGATGTTGGGCCTAGCCCAGAAACGTTGATTGCATCTTATGATGCCGCGCTTCAAGAGTTAACGCAGAATGTAGACACTCAACAATCATCGGTGGTTTTGCTGCCGCAAATTGCGGAGTTACAAAAGCAGATTGACGGGTTGCAAGTTCAGCCGATTATTGACGTTGGCGCTATCAACGCGGCTATTGCTGCTTTGTCCAGCGCACCAGTAACGTATACGGCCAACTTTTCTGTAACGTCTACAGATGTATGGATCATCAACAACAAGACTGGCTCATCTTGCACCGCGACGCTGCCCGCCGCGTCTAGCTATTCAGGACGGGTTTTGCATTTCCAGAACTACCAATCGCAGACGCTGATCTCGGCGTCAAGCAACGTAGTGGCAATTGGTGGTGGTGCTGCTGGCACTTCAATTCTGTTGGCAAGCGCAGGGGATCAATGTACGCTTGTTTCTGATGGCACAAACTGGATAATGATGCAATATGTGCCTAACAATATTCTGCTTCTGGAGTAACTGATGGTTACCGTCAAAGTTTTAGTCCCGGCAAAGTTTGCCGAAGCAACCCAAACAACCCAGTACACGGCGACTGGTGTTACCGCAATCATTGACAAGTTTACGGCAACCAATATCAGCGCGTCTGCTGCTACAATTTCCGTCAACTTGGTCACAGTGGCCGGATCTGCCGGAAACACCAACTTGATCACCAAAACCAAGACGCTCGCCGCGTCTGAGGTCTATACGTTCCCAGAGTTGGTTGGTCAAGTCTTAGGCACTGGCGACTTTATCAGTACAATTGCTGGAACGGCTAGCGCGATCAATATCCGGGTTTCTGGGCGGGAGGTAACATAATGAGTTGGCTTGATAGTCTTGCCCCAATTTTAGGTGGCGTCGGCGGGTTTTTAGTTGGTGGCCCACAAGGAGCAATGTTAGGCGCTTCTTTAGGTTCTGGAATTAGTGGCGCATCTGCCGCTAAAGAAGCAGCCAACACGCAAGCGCAAGCAACTCAAGCAGCGCAAGATGCTCAAGAACGGATGTTCAACAAGCAACTTGAACTGCAAGAGCCGTTTCGTCAAGCAGGCATCGGCGCGCTTAACAAACTGATTCCGTTATCTGACTATACCAAGTTTGGCATGGATCAATTCCAAGCCGATCCTGGCTACGCTTTTCGACTGTCGGAAGGAATGAAAGCACTTGACCGCACGGCAGCAGCGCGTGGCGGGTTGTTGTCTGGCGCTACGCTTAAAGGAGCGCAGCGTTACGGTCAAGATCTTGCATCGCAAGAATATACAAACGCTTTTAACCGTTACCAAACTGAAAGAAATGCTCAACTTAACCCGCTGCAATCATTAGCCGGTGTTGGTCAGACTGCAACTGGAGCATTGACTAATGCAGCGCAACAGTTTGGCGCTCAAACGGGTCAAAATTTGCAAGATATAGGAACCGCCCGCGCCTCTGGTTATCTTGGTCAATCAAACGCGCTATCTAGTGCACTTGGGTCGGCGGGGCAAATGTATCAGTACGGACAGCGTACAAATGCGCTTGCAAGAATGTACGGTGGTGGTGGTGGTACTGTTGCTGGCGGTTCAAGCAGCGGCATACCGGCTGCAAACTCTAGCTACTACTGGGGTTAATCATGGCGCTTCGACCTCTTGACCCGTCAATCGTCAACGCTTACCAAGCGCCCAAGTTCAATATGCCAGATCCTTTGCAGGATGTGGCCGCGCTTGAGCAGATCAAGTCTGGGCGCGTCTCGCGACAATTGCATGAACAACAGTTGGCGCAATTGCAACGTGATTCGACTGCGCTGGATAATATGCGAGCGGCGATTACAAAAGCAGGTGGGCCAGCCGATCTTGATGTTGCCGCTGACGAAATGATTAAGTCTGGGGTCCAACACTACATGGATCTTGGATATAAAATCAAAGAAAAACAGCAGTTTCAAAAAAACTTTTTAGCCGCTATGGGCGGCGGAGAAACTGCGCCCGCGCAACCCACACCTGTAGCAACTACCGCGCCAATTCAAGGGCCGGTAATGTCAATGGAAAATTTGAGCGGTGGTGGTACTGGCGTCAAAATGCGCTCCAACTTGCCGGAGCAAGCATCAGCACCAACGCCTACAAACGCGCTTGCTCCAAATGGATTTCCAACTAATTTTGGCGAAAATGTACTTGGAAAAATAGCAGAACTTGAACGCCAAAGAAATGGTTTGATGATGCTTGCGTCGCAAAACCCTGGGGTGACGCAAATGGTTGCGGAAATATCGCGACAGATTTCTAAACTGCGCGAACCTCAGACATTCAGTCCCGGCCAAACAGTTTATGTACCGGGTCAAGCTCCGTTTACGCTGCCATCTGCCCCACAACGCCCTGTAGAGTTAGGGCGTGGATCAACTATGGTAAGCCCAACTGGGGAGGTAATTGCGCGAGGAGCCGCTCCAGAAGCGCCTGCACCAACAATTACAGAAATTAGAAACCCACAAAATCCTGATGAACTAATTCGGGTTGACGCGCGCACGGGGCGTGTTATTGGTGTGTCAGGCAAAGAACCTGCGGCCGCTGCACGGGAAGCAAAAGCGGCGGTCGGTAAAAATGAACTGGCTTCAGAACTGGATAACATCCGCGCGGCGTATAACAACCTTAACCAAATGCGCGCGATCCCAAGCACAGGCCGCAACGTGCTGTCCAATATCGCCGCTGGAACTGCTGCGTCTGGCGTAGGTCAAGCAGTTGGACGATTGGCTGGAACGCCGGAACAGACTGAACGCGACGTTATCAAGAGCGGGCGTTTGCGGTTGGTTAACGCCATTAAGAACGCCACCGGGATGTCGGCGCAACAGCTTAACTCTAACGTCGAACTTAAAAATATGCTGGATTCGGTTACTGACCCAAGTCAGTCTATCGAAACGGTTAATAGAATTCTTGATCAAATTCAAGAGACTTACTTAAACGGGGCCGCGCCTGCTATGGGTCGACCTGCTGCGGCCAGACCGGCGGCTAGACCTTCTGCGCCCGCTACGCCCGCCGGTAAAGGAAAACCAAGCGTCGACGATCTGCTTAAAAAATACGGTGGATAATGGCTACCATTGACCAACTTGGTAAGGCGTTAATAAACGCTGACTCCGCTGGTGATGTTGAGGCGGCAAAAATGCTGGCCGCTGAAATTAAGCGGATGCAAGCCGTTCCTAAATTTGAACCACGCAAGCCTACGGCTGCGGATATTCCAAACGAAGCACCAAAACCAATGCCGCGTGTGCCGGAAGCGCCGTCAACCATGCGGGTCGTAGAAAGCGCGCCGTATGAAATGTTGGGCGGCACAGCAGACTTGTTGCTGAACGCGCCGTACAACATTATAAATCTGGGCAAAATGGGGTTTGGAACGCTCGCTACTTTAGCGGGGCGGCGTGATCTTGCGCCAGAACCAAGCAGCATTACAACTCCAGATTACGCGACAAATGCGTTGCGTAGACTTGGATTGATTAAGGCAGAACAAAACAGAACGCCAGAGCAGCGTGTGCTTAGTTCTATCGTTCAAGCCGGTACGGGTGGATTGATGACTCCAACCCGTACGTTGCCCGAGTTAGGTTCTGTAGTACTTAAAAATATGCTCGGTGGGGCCGCTGGTCAAACCGTTGCTGAAACAACCGGCAGTCCTGAGTTGGGCGTCGCCGCAGGCATGGCTACGCCAGCGGGCATAACCGCAGCGGCGCAAAGACGGCAAGCGGCTTTACAAGCCGCACAGCAACAAAACGCGGTTCGGGACGCGACTATTCGGCAAGCGCAACAAGAAGGTTTTGTTGTCAGCCCCGGAAGTATTTCTCCATCAAGCCAAAACGTGTTGCTTGAGCGTATCGGTGGCAAGACGCGCCTTGAACA